CAAAATACTGCTGTTGGAGGCAGTACACTTACAGCTTTAACTACTGGTGATGGTAATGCGGTTTTCGGACAAGGTGCTGGAAATTCAATTACAACAGGAGGAACTAACACAGCAATTGGACGTGATGCTGGAACAGACGTAACTACAGGTGGAAATAATTTCTTTATAGGATATAACACAGGAACATCAAGTAGTCCCGGTGGTTCTATAGGTACTGGTAATAATGAAGGTGTCTTAGGAAACTCAAGTGTAAGTAAAATTAACGTACAGGTTTCTTTAACAGTAGCTTCAGACGAAAGAGATAAAACAGATTTTCAACCTTTAAGTGCTGGATTAGATTTTGTAAATGAATTAAAACCATACACTTACTATTGGGATAAACGTGCTAAATATTTAAAAGGAGACCAAGACTTAAACGATATAGTCCATGATGGAACACATAAAGAAGATTGGATGGATATTGGATTTAAAGCACAAGATGTTGTCGCTTTAGAAGAATCTATTGGACACACTTTAGATGATAAAACAAATCTTGTGACTAATCGGACAGGAGATGGTAAACAATATCAATTACAATATGAAAAATTTGTACCGATATTAGTTAAAGCAGTACAAGAACTTTCTTCAAAGGTTGAAGAACTAGAAAATAAACTTAATAATAAGGAGTAAAAAATGGCAGTAAGCAAAGCAATATCAAAATGTGTTCCGTTTGTTAACAGCAACAGCAAAGTTGATAAATGGGATATAACTATGAAATATGAAAACGATAGTGAAGGTGATGCAACTTATTACACATCTGAATTTAATACACAAGTTAATCAAAAAGATTACGATTCAGAGGGTAATGTAACATCAACTAATTTTGCGTTAAAAGGCAAAGGCAGTTGGAGTAATGCAGATTTAGTAGCAATATGCCCTGTTTCACATTGGGACACAGTATTTGCACAACAAGTAGATTCAGTTATTACGAATCCACCAGCAGTAAGCACAGCAGACAACGACTTTAACGTACCTAGTTAATGGCAGAAGTAGTAGTACATAGTATGCCTAGTGTTTTTGTTATGGAAACACAAATGCCAGAAGGTATGGTTGAGGATTTGAATGAATATCTTGATGAATACGTTGAAGATGAAAACAGAAAGTCATTAGCTGACACTTTGGTTGGACAAATAACACAAGGCGAACAGTTATTAATGGATAGCGAAGATTCAAGATTAAAAGAATACAATCAATTGATAAGTTCGTTAGGAGCAGATTATATAAATTTCTTTTCACAACAAACAGGCTCAAGGTTAAAAGCACCTAAAGCAGTAGCTATAGACGAAACTTGGTCAGTACACAGTTACGAAGGAGACTATAACCCTATGCACGATCATGGTACTAAAACCATAATGGGTGTATCTACAACTGCTTGGACAAAAGTGCCACAACAAATACTAGACCAGCCGACTGCTGGCGATGGCAATTACTCTTTATATAATGCCTCTGGTGATTGTGATGGATATATAGCTTTTAATTATGGGTTGAATCAATTAATGGACACAGAAAGATTGAGACCACCTCAATCTTTTGTTATGCAACCAGAGGTAGGGAAGTTGTTGGTTTTCCCTTCATGGTTGCAACACATGGTATATCCTTTTAAGGGAGAAGGCGAAAGAAGAACTGTCGCTTCCAACCTTAATTGTTGGGATGTATCTCAAGAACCAACACAGACCGAAGAGGTATAACAATGAGAAACTTTGTACTTATATTAATATTCGTTTTTATAACAGCTTGCGCTAGTGTGGGAGCTGTTATAGAAGGGGGTAAAGATTTAGGCTCAGGTATAGTTGACAGCACAGTGTCTACTATTGGTAATGTAGCAGCAGCTGCGCTTGATGATGTAAGCAATGTCGTAGGAACAGTGGCCGATGCAACAGGAGATGTTGTAGATGTTGTTGTAGAAAACGTTGATAAACAAACTGACGAACTTCAGAAATCTGAAGAAAAACAGGAGAAATAATATGATGTGGTTAAATATATTTATGTGGATAACTGCTATTATTGCAATAGCATCTTTTATAGCTGCTGTAACTTCTACTCCTAAAGGAGATAAGTTACTAGCTAAGTTATATAAAGTTATAGACTATTTAGCTTTAAACATAGGAAAAGCTAAGGATAAGTAAATGACTACTGCTAAAGAAGCGTTAATTAAAGTTGAAGCTCACGAAAGAGAATGTGCAGTGCGCTATCAAAATATTGAAAAACGACTAGACGAAGGCTCCCTTAAATTTAGAAGAATTGAATATATTCTTTGGGGGCTTTATGGTTTAGTCGCTGCTTCTTTAGGAATAGAGAAATTAATTTAGAATGTGTAATGTCATTAGAAAAATTTATATTTCGACCAGGGATAAACCGAGAAGGAACGGATTACTCTAATGATGGAGGGTGGTTCAACTCTAATCTTGTAAGATTCCGTAAAGGGCTACCTGAAAAAATAGGTGGTTGGGCTAAGAACACCCTAAACACTTTTAAATCCACAGCTAGAGCACTTCACGCTTGGGTAGATTTAGAACTTACTAAATATCTAGGACTAGGATCTACTTGGAAGTATTACATTAAAGAAGGAGATAGTTTTTACGATATTACTCCTTTAAGAGTAACTACTTCTGCTGGTGATGTTACTTTTTCTGCTACTAACGGTAGTTCTACGATAACGGTAACAGATTCAAGTCATGGAGCATTTACCAATGATTTTGTAACCTTTAGCGGTGCTGCCACTTTAGGTGGTTTAGTCACTGCTGCTGTTTTAAATCAAGAATACCAAATAGCAACAATAGTAAATAGTAATTCTTACACTATTACTGCTAAAGACACCTCCGGGGCAACAGTTACAGCAAACGCTAGTGATAGTGGTAATGGTGGTAGTTCTGTAGTTGGTGCGTATCAAATCAACGTAGGCTTAGATACTTATGTAGAGTCTACAGGTTGGGGTGCAGGTACTTGGGGTGCAGGTACTTGGGGTTCTTCAACGGCAATAACAGCAGACAATCAATTAAGGTTATGGTCACATGATAATTTTGGTGAAGATTTAATTATAAATGTAAGAGCAAGTGGAATTTATTATTGGGACACTAGCGCTAAAACATTAGGCACAGATAGAGCCGTTGCATTAAGCTCATTAAGTGGAGCAAATTTAACACCTACCGTAGCATTACAGACTTTAGTTAGTGATATAGATAGACACGTTATTTGTTTTGGAGCCGACCCTATTTCTGGAAGTTCTAGAACAGGAGCAATAGATCCAATGTTTATTGCATGGAGTGACCAAGAAAATGCTGCTCAATGGGAACCACTATCTACTAATACAGCTGGATCTTTTAGACTATCGGCTGGTTCTCAAATTATTGGAGCTATTAGAGCCAGACAAGAAACATTAGTTTGGACAGACACATCTCTTTATTCAATGACCTTTGTCGGTCAGCCTTTTACTTTTGGAGTTAATCTAGTAAACGAAGGGGTAGGACTTATTGGACCTAATGCGGCCGTGAATACTCCAAAAGGTATATTTTGGATGGATAAAAAAGGTTTTTATACATACAACGGAGCTGTTCAAGACATTCCTTGTACAGTACAAGACTATGTATTTAGTGATCTAAACGAAGGGCAGTCTTTCCAAGTATTTGGGTTTTTAAATAAAGAATTTGATGAAGTAGGTTGGTTTTATTGCGTAACAGGGGAAACAACAATTAGTAAATACGTTGTGCTTAATTATGAAGAAGGAGCATGGAGCATAGGTGAATTAAACAGAACATCTTGGATAGACGAAGGCATATTTGATAGTCCCATAGGGTCTTACACAACAAGTGATGTAGGTTATTTGTATAACCATGAGACAGGTAATGATGCTGATGGTTTACCAATGGATAACGTATTTATAGAGTCTAGTGATTTTGCATTGGGCAACGGAGAAGAATTTCAATCTATCAACAGAATTATTCCAGATATTAAATTTACAGGAAGTGGAGGAAGTGGACAAACTGTTAATGTTATTTTAAAACAAAGAAACTATCCCGGAGAAAGTTTATCTACTGATTTAACAAGCACTTGCACTGCTACAACTACAAAAATAGATGCTAGGCTTAGAGCAAGACAAGCTGCTCTTAGAATTGAATCAGACGATGATGGTTCACTAGGTTCCAGATCGGGAGTTGGGTTTAGAGTTGGTGCTATGCGTATGGATGTGCGACCAAATGGTAGAAGATAATGGCAAAAATTTTAGAAACGCGATTGCCTGTAGCTATAGGGGAGTTGTCTCCCGAAACGTTCAATCGTTTAGTAAGAGTATTAGAATTAAGTTTAAATAAGGTAGATGTTGATGCAACGTTATCTGTTAATGAAACACAAAGGAATGAAAATAAATTTACAGCAGGAGATATAATTTGGAATCTTTCAACAAATCAACTACAACTTTGGAATGGTAAACAATGGGTCAATCTATATGTAGGAACAGAACGAGGAGTAGAAGGAGTAACTGGTTTAGGAGAGTTATCAGTATCAACAAATGGAGCAACAACGATAAAAATACTATGATGGATCGAAACAAACTAATAGAAGAGTTAAAATTTGATGAAGGTTTTATTGATGAAATTTATGAAGATCATTTAGGACTTGCAACTTTTGGAGTAGGACATTTAATTTTAGAACACGATCCTGAATTTGGAAAACCTGTAGGTACACCTGTATCAGATGCTAGAATTAGAGAATGTTTAAATAATGACATAGATATTGTTTGTTCTGAATTAGATAAAAATCTTCCGTGGTGGAGAGGATTAGGTAATGTTAGACAACGTGTTTTAGCAAACATGTGTTTTAACTTAGGCTATCCTAGATTTAGTAAATTTAAAAAATTTTTAGAAGCTGTTAAAAAAGAAGATTGGGAAACTGCTAGTGTTGAGATGTTAGATTCTAAATGGGCAACGCAAGTTGGGGATAGAGCAATTAGATTAAAAGAAAAAATGTATAATGGCTAAAAGAATTAAAAAAGTTAAAATAAAACCTATTAAAAATAAAACAGTGTCAAACTATAAAAAATCATTAAGGAGACCATAATGGCTAAAAGAGGATTATACGCAAATATAAACGCTAGAAAGAAAAAAGGTATTAGTAGACCTAAAAGTAAATCTACAATATCTAAAAAAGCATACAAAAATATGCAAGCTGGCTTTCCTAAAAAGAAAAAGAAAACAGGAAAGAAAAAATAATGGCTAGGCAAAAAGCTATACGCAGAACCACTGGTAAAGGCGGTAACTACCGCCCTACCAAGAAAGGTGCGGGCATGACCAAAAAAGGTATTGCTGCCCATCGTAGAGCAAACCCTGGAAGTAAATTAAAAGGAGCTGTAACAGGCAAAGTTAAAAAAGGTAGCAAAGCGGCTAAAAGACGTAAATCTTATTGCGCAAGATCTGCGGGACAGTTAAAGAAAAGCTCTGCTAAAACTAGAAATAATCCTAATTCAAGAATTAGGCAAGCGCGCAGAAGGTGGAAGTGTTAATGAAACTAGGTATATTAAAAACGTTAGTAGGAACAGTTGCCCCAACTATAGGAACCGCTTTAGGTGGTCCTATGGGTGGTATGGCTGCGAATATGATTTCAGAGGTATTAGGATGTGATCCTGAGCCAAAGAAAATACAAAAAGCAATGGAAGCAGCTACTCCTGAGCAATTAGCAGAACTAAAGAAAGTAGAAACAGATTTTGAAATAAAGATGAAAGAACTTGATATAGATCTGTTTGCATTAGAAACAGCAGATGTACAAGACGCTAGATCTAGATTTTCTAAAGATTGGACAGCTAGAATAATAGGTGTATCTGTTGTAGGAGGGTTTATGGGGTATATATTTTTAGTAACTCTTCAACCCCCAGAGCAAAACTCAGAAGCATTGATAAACCTTGTATTAGGCTACCTTGGTGGGTTAGCAAGTGCTATTATATCTTTCTACTTTGGTGCTTCTAACAAGCAAGACAACGAATAAAAAAAGAGATATTATAGGAGATACTATGGCAGATGAATTTGATTTTAGTGATGATAGTTGGATAAAACAGGCACAACAAGACCTAGATGATACTCTTAATCTAGACTTTTCTTATGATCCTAGCACTGCGGGAATCTTTAGCTTTAATCCCGATAATATGGTGTTTGATGATATTTTTGATACAGATGCTCCATCTTTTTCGGGGGATTACGATCAATATTTTGCTGATTCTGGAGATTGGATAAAAGGTTTACAAGAAAACTTAGACGATCCTTTTGATTTTTCTTATGATCCTTTTGATCCAACAGATCCTAACGACGTATGGGAATGGAACCCTGATAGTTTAGGAGATCCTACAAATTATTTAAAAGAACTTTATCCTGATTTATATCCAGAAGAAATTGAATTTGGAGAACTTGAATTTGGGGAACCAACTTTGCTAGATACTATTTTAGGTTTTGTTGGCGGTAAAAAAGGAAAAAACAAAGCTCAAGGTATTATGAGTGGAGTAGGTGATGTAGTTAATTCTCCTTTAGGACAACTGGCTTTACTAAATTACTTAAAAAATCAAAGAGATCAAGATATTAAAATTCCTATAGGTCAAGAAGCCTATGGCGGTGGGCAAGGACTAGGAAGTATGCCTGATTACAGAATTTTTAACCTACAGCCTGCGTTAATGCCAGGCGTAGGATATGCAAATGCACCTCCACCTGAGATGAAACACGGTGGAATAGCGAGCTTAGACCAAGGACCTGGGGACATAACCCTAGCAAGATTAGAGCCGGGTGAATTTGTTATGACAAGAAAAGCTACCGATAATATCGGAGCAAAGAATTTATAT